GCGTTGAAAGCAATGGGCGCGATCCCCGAAGGTTATGGCGTCAACCACTTCTTGACCGACAACAACGCTTGGTTCTTGAAGACTGACGTGCCTAACGGCTTGAAGCACTTTGTCCGTACTCCCCTGTCCAATTCCATGGACGGGGATTTTGACACGGGCAACGTTCGCTATAAGAGCCGCGAGCGCTACTCCTTTGGCTGGAGCGATCCGCTCGGGATGTTTGGTAGCTCCGGCTCCAACTAATTAGACCTTACGGTTTAATATGAGAGGGGACTTCGGTCCCCTTTCTTTTTGTGGTATATTACCTGTGTCAAAACCAAGGAGCACACATGGTCACCACAAACCTACCCAAGACCCGCGCCGAAGCCAAGGCCACAGGAGCCGCTTACTACTTCACCGGAGAGCCTTGCAAGCACGGGCACATTGCCCCACGCAAGACCAAAGGCGCGTGCCTTGAATGCCTGAAGCTTGAGTGGCAGCGCGGCACTGAAACCCGTGCAGAGTACTTCGCGGAGTACAACAAGTCCAAAGCTGGACAGAAGGCCAAGCAGGACTATTACGCCCGAAATACAGCGGTGGTCAAAGCCCGCTCAAAAGCCCGCGATACGGCCGTCGTGAGCCAGTACAAGCTGGCCTATAAAGAACGCAACCCAGACCTGTACCGCGAGCTTGTGAACGCTCGCCGCCGACGTTTCCGACAGGCCACGCCGAAGTGGCTCACGGCCGAGCACAAGCTGGAGATTCGGCTGAAGTACCGGCTGGCCATTGAGTTGAGCCGTCGCATGGGCGTACCCCACGTCGTGGACCACATCACACCACTACAAGGAGAGACCGTGTGCGGCCTGCATGTGCCGTGGAACATGGAAGTCATCACCCAAGACGAAAACTTAAAAAAATCGAACAAGCTCGTTGACCCCACACTACCTGCGTGATATAAACACATAACCCGGAATCACCGGCGTATCTGACAGGTCCGGCTGACGTCATGCAGACAGATACGCTTAACCGCATGAGGAAATTATCATGGCATTGACCACCTTCTCCGGCCCAGTACGCTCTTTGAACGGCTTCATCACTGGCCACCAACCCACCGATTTCAACGCAATCAACGCCACGGCAACCGCCACGGCTGCTCAGGTTGCTGATGGCTACATCACTTCGACCTCGGCTGCAGCTACCACGATCACCTTGCCCACCGGCACGGCTCTGGGTGCGGCTTTGGGCGCTTCTCGCGGCACTGTGCTGGATTTGTTCATTGACAACACCGCTGGCGCGAACACCGTGACCATCGCAGTGAACACCAACGCAATCCTGTCTACCGCCGCTGCCGACACCGCTGGTTCTTTTGGTGACCTGACTATCGCCGCCGGCGCTACCGGCTTGGCTCGTTACACCATCATGTTCTCCAGCGCCACTGCTTACGTGTTCACACGCACTGCCTAATTAGGAGCCCACCATGGGTATGCAAACCGACGTCTTAGCGACCAAGCCGCTGACGGCAACGGGCAACTTCAAGACCCAAGGCGATGGTGACATTCCGCGTACTCGTGTCAAAACGATCTACGCTGTGAATGGTGCTACCGCTGGGTCTGTGGTAATCCGTCAAGGTGGTGCTTCTGGCGAGATCATCGCCACGATTAACACCGCAGCCAACACGACAGCTGGCTACACAATCATCCCCGTTCCCGGTGAAGGGCTCCTCTGCAAAGAAGGCGCACTGCACGGCACGGTGACGAACACGACCTCAATTATCTTGATCTATGGCTAAGAAAACCCCATCCCTTGCAGTCGGTCGTGGCGAGAAGCTGCCCGTCTCCAAAGGGGCGGGGCTGACTGCCAAAGGCCGTGCCAAGTACAACGCTGCCACCGGTAGCAACCTCAAAGCCCCGCAGCCCCAAGGCGGCAAGCGCAAGGATTCGTTCTGCGCACGCATGTCTGGGATGCCGGGTCCGATGAAAGATGAGAAGGGCAAGCCCACCCGCAAGGCGGCTGCTCTCGCAAGGTGGAAGTGCTGACATGAGTGAAGACGCTATCCAAACAGCCCGTGAACTCGCTACGCATGCGTCCGACATCAAGCACCTGCAAGATGACATGGACAAGATGCTGGCGAACATGAAAGAGATGCAGGCAACGCTGGCTGCGATTGACAAAACACTGTCTGAAGCTCGCGGTGGCTGGAAGGTTTTGATGTTGGTTGGCGGAGCCAGTAGCGTCATGGGCGCAGGGCTTGTTCAGCTTGTCAATTGGTATGCGGGGAAGTAATGCCCAGTAAATCACCAGAGCAGAAGAAGTTCATGCAAGCGGTGGCGAACAATCCCAAGTTTGCCAAAAAGGTCAAGGTGCCGACGAAGGTCGGTAAAGAGTTTGTCAAAGCCGACAAGGCTGAAGGAACTGAGATGAAAAAATATCGAGATGGCGGCATCTACACCGCTGACATGGGACAGCCACCTCAAGACATCGACGGTGGTTCTGCTCCTCTAAAGAAGGCAGCACCCAAGAAGCCAGCAGTCAAAAAGCCTGCGCCTAAAAAGCCCGCAGTCAAAATGGCCAAAGGCGGCTCAATCGACGGCATCGCCATTCGTGGCAAGACCAATTGCAAAACCTGCTGAGGAGTAAATCATGAAGAAGACCAAACGATACGAAGACGGCGGCTACCTGCTGGACAGCGAAGGCAAGCGCGTCAAAAGCGGCAGCGGAGATGACATCCAAACCGGCTCCTATAACAAGGAAGCCGACATGGAGTCAGCACGCAAGAAGCTTGCAGGCGAAGTCCAAGAGATGGTGAAGGCTAGAGCCTCATCTGCAAATTCGGAAGAATCCAAAAAAGCCAGTGACGGCGACATGGATGAGCGGGATCGCCGCATGGAGTCCATGGCAAGCATGCCAGCCCGCACGCCAACCCGTCCCGGCCAGAGTAATGCAAAGACCAAGCGCAGTGATGACGTGGCTCCAAAGAGCAAAGCCAGCACCCCGGCCGTCAGCAGCAGCTACCGCTCTGAAGGTGCCAATAAGGCAAAGCCAGCCGCATCAAGTGGCAGCGCTGCCAGCACGGCACCTGCAAAGAAGTCTGGCTCGTCTTTTTCAGCCCTACCTATGAACCCCTCGTTGTTGCGCCAACGTGACGAGGCCGAGAAGAAGCGTGATGCTGCGCGTGCAGCAAGACGTTCGGCTGATGAGGCTGAGGAAAAAGCCCGCCCAGCGAAAGAGGCAGCACAACGCAAGATGCTCAGCGAGCAGCCCGGTGCTGTTGCGTATCGCAAGAAGCGCGAAGAGCAAGACAAGATGTCTCCCGGCCAGCGTTCTGCTGCGCGAGGCAAGGCGTTGAAAGAATTCTTCGGAATGAAAAAAGGTGGGTCGATTAACGGGATTGCCAAGCGCGGTCTCACTAGGTGCAAAACTGTTTAAAGGAGTTCAAAATGAACGAAAACGCAATGATGAAAAAGATGGGTCGCGGCATGGCTAAGTCGGTCATGGCCAAGAAGGATATGCCTGCCAAGGGCAAGATGCCGGCCATGAAAATGGGCAAGGTCAAGACCAGCTCCAAGCCTGATGGCGTCATCAAAAAAGGTGGCACCAAGGGCAAGATGATCGCCATGAAAATGGGCGGCAAGACCTGCTAAGCCATGATGGCCTCACGCGGCATGGGGGCCGTCAAACCTTCGAAGATGCCCAAGGCCAAAACCGCCAAACGCAGAGACGGTGACCAGTTCACTGAGTATGCGGAGGGCGGCAAGGTCAATGCGGCCGGCAATTACACAAAGCCCGAGATGCGCAAGCGGATCGTGAGCCAAGTCAAAGCCGCCGCAACCCAAGGCACTGGCGCTGGAAAATGGAGCGCCCGTAAAGCCCAGCTCGTGGCCAAGAAGTACAAAGCCGCAGGAGGCTCGTATCGTGACTAAGGTATGTAAGCATTGCGAGGCTGAAAAAGACACGGCAGAGTTCTACTCGTTTTTTGACAAGTGGTCCGGAAAAAACTATTTGAGCGCTCGGTGCAAGCCGTGCCATCAAGAGTACAAAAACACAAACCCCAACACGCCAAAAAACAGAAAAGCTGAAAAGCTGCAGCTTCGTTACGGGCTTTCTTATGAGCAATGGGAAAAACTGCGCGAAGCCGAGGGGTACGCTTGCATGATTTGCGGGGTAACAGAAGATGAGATGGGCAAGCGTTTGGATGTAGACCACTGCCACGTTTCTGGAAAATTTCGTGGAGTTTTGTGCAACCCTTGCAACAACATACTTGGGCATGCGAGAGACAATCCATTAATTTTGGATGCTGCAGCCAAGTACATGAGAGATAATGCAGACGGTTACAACGGGCCACTGCTATGAAGGCTCCGCAAAAATCCCTCAAAGACTGGGGCAACCAAGAATGGAGGACGAAAAGTGGTAAAAAATCTTCTGAAACAGGTGAGCGATACCTTCCTAAAGCTGCAATTAAAAGCCTCAGCCCTGCTGAGTACGCTGCTACAACGCGTGCGAAACGCGCTGGCAAAAAAGCCGGGAAGCAGTTCGTAGCACAGCCCAAGACCATCGCAAAGAAAACAGCAGGGTTTAGATAATGGCAACATCCGGCGTAGCAAACTTTAACCTCGACCTCAGTGAGATCGTCGAGGAGGCGTTCGAGCGTTGCGGCGCAGAGCTGCGCACGGGTTACGACCTGCGCACGGCACGGCGTTCCTTGAACTTGCTGTTTGCTGACTGGGCCAACCGTGGCATCAACATGTTCACGTTTGAGCAGGGCACCATCAACTTGGTACCGGGCACTGCTACATACAACCTGCCGACCGATACCGTGGACCTTTTGGAGCACGTCATCCGTACTGGTGCTGGCAGCGCTTCCAATCAAGCAGACCTGACCATCACCCGGATCAGCGTCTCGACCTACGCCACCATTCCCAACAAACTCCAGCAGGCCCGCCCAATCCAGATTTGGATCGAGCGCTTGGACACCCCTCGTGTGACCCTGTGGCCCGTGCCGGACAACTCGCAGACCTACCAGTTGGTCTACTGGCGCATGCGTCGCATCCAGAACGCCGGAGATGGCGTGAACACGATGGACATGCCCTTCCGCTTCATCCCATGCATGGTGGCCGGCTTGGCCTACTACTTGGCCCTCAAGGTGCCAGACGCAATCAACCGCTTGGAAGTCCTCAAGGCTCAGTACGACGAAGCATGGCAGTTGGCCTCTGGTGAAGACCAAGAGAAGGCTGCGCTGCGTTTCGTTCCTCGCCAGATGTTTATCGGTAGCTGACCATGGGAAACCGCTTCGCATCAGGCAAAAAAGCCATTGCGATATGCGATCGCTGTGGTTTTCAGTTCCGTCTGAAAGAGCTCAAGGCGCTGGTCATCAAGACCAAGAACGTCAACATCATCGTGTGCAACGAATGTTGGGAGCCGGATCAGCCGCAGCTGCAGCTTGGTATGTACCCGGTGGATGACCCGCAAGGGTTGCGCAACCCCCGCCCTGATAGCAGCTACCTTCAGTCCGGCCTCTTGGCCGATGGCGAACCGGGTGGCGGCAGTCGGGACATTTTCTGGGGCTGGAACCCAGTGGGCGGCGCATCACAATTTGATGAGTTGCTGACGCCAAATCCCTTGGTTTTGGACGTGGAAGTCGGTCAGGTATCGGTGGTCACAACATGAAAGTCTGCAACCTGTGCAAATGCAACAAACCGGCAGAAGATTTTTATAAAAAAATCGGGTCAAAAGACGGTTTATTCTGGTGGTGCAAGGCATGCCACAGAAGTCAAATTGCCGCCAGATATCATGCAAAAGCTACGTCTGAGGAGTATAGGGCTGCTGAAAAAGAACGCTTAAAAAAGTGGCGCTTAGACAATTCTGACAAGGTAAAGAGTGCGCATATAAAATATGCAACAAACAACAAGCCAAAACTCAATGCAAAGGCGAAGAAATACGTTATGGCCCGCGAAAAGCGCACGCCGTGCTGGTTGCAGGAAGATGATTTTTGGCTCATGGAGCAAGCCTACGAGCTGGCCAACTTGAGAACGCGGCTCTTTGGCTTTCGCTGGGATGTAGATCACATTGTGCCTCTGCACGGAAAGCTTGTTTCTGGGCTTCATGTACCGCATAATCTGCAGGTGCTTCCCGCAAAAAGCAACCGTGACAAGTCAAACAAATTTGTTGTAACGTAAGGAGCCAACATGGCAACCAAGAAACACTCTGATGTGAAGATGGACAAGAAAGTGGTCAAGGCC